TGTGCAGGTCTGCATCTTGATAGCTCGCCGCGAACCGATAGCCCAGGGCCGGAAGTACGAACTCACGCCACAATCGCAACGCGACGCGGCAAAGGCCGCTGCGCTCAGCACATAGCCGGGATAGCTCGATACAGTTACTGCGGGTCAACCAGTCCGCGCCGCCGACGACCGGCGCAATCAGGTTGCTGGCCGTGGTGACTGCGACCGGGCAGTTGTTGTGGATCAGTGCGTGACAGATCGCGCCCTGGTTGCCACGATGCAGCGGACCCATGCGATGACCCCACTTCACCAGGCATTGATTGGCCTCTTCCAGGCTGATCGGGTTGAAAGCAACGAAGTTGAACAGGCTGGCAGTCATGGCTGATCCAGTTCTAGCCGCTCCAGGGCTTGCTGAATGGCCTCGAATAGCTGGCCGATATTCCCAGGCCAAATGACCGTGTCAATGGTCAACGTCGCGCTACACTCATCGAAAGTGCGCAGCTTGAATAGCGGGCGGTCGTGATCGTCGGTATCCACGCCGATGACTTCAGTCGTATAGATTTTTATCATGCTGCCGGTTCCTTGGGCCGCGTTAGTCCGCCTGCATTCGCCGCATGCATGATCAGCGTTGCGCTTTGGATAATGGCGTTCATTGTCGCCTGATTGACCCACGTCCCCGGATACTGGCGATCCAAATCTCCGAGTAGCGCGCAGATCAATTCTGTCTGCGATACAAAAATCGGCGACTCGTCAGTCATGCCGGCCCCTCGTGTTCCCCATCCCAGACGTAGCCCAGCCCGGTTTCTCGCCCGGATTCGGGCAACGGCGGCGGCTGGTAGAAAGCGCAGTCCAGCGCGTGCGGGAACGTAGATTGCGACAAGGCGCAGTCCACGTCCCAGAAGTGCGGGCCTTTCTGGACGCGGCGGTAGTGCCGACAGAACGAGCAGTGGGTCATGCGGTCTCCTTCCGGCGTGGCTCTTGTGGGATGCAGGATAGGCATTTGCGGATGTGAAAGTCGCAGCAATCAATCGGATTGGTGAGCGCCACTAAATCCCGGACGGTCATGCGCCCACACGCCGAGCGCCATATCCCTCCCGGCGTCAGCGCCCACAGATGCGCTCTGGTTGCGCGGTAGCGAAGGACATAGCGCCAGTCGCTTGCTCTCATGCCCGCATCCCCCGGTTGATTTCCAGGTACAGCACGAAGCCGAGCACCTGGACGCTGTACACCGCCGGCGTTTCCTGAATCGTCGGTTCGCCCTCGGCGTCCAGGATCAGCGCCGATTCCCGCCGGATGCGCACCGGCGGCACGAAAAAATGCCGCCAGCATTCCGGCGCTTCCGCCCAGCCGTTGATGATGCCGATGAGTTTCATGGATGCGTATCCTCCGAAGAAGATCTAAATCCGCGCCGCTTGCCAGGATCTGGCCTAGATTGATTCCAGGATGGCAATGGACCTTCTAGCGATTGAAACCGGCAATGCGCCGCATCAAAGCGCAACGGCACGATGCCTAGCCGCCCAGAGCGATTCTTGCGAATAATCAATTCAGCACAACCTTGGTCTGGGCTATTAGGATCATGTAGCTCGTCGCGGTAGATAAATGCCACTACATCGGCGTCTTGTTCCACTGAGCCGCTTTCACGCAGGTCACTCAGGATAGGCCGCTTATCCGCGCGCTGTTCCAATGTACGATTCAGTTGCGACAAAGCCAGCACCGGCACAGAGAGTTCTTTTGCTAGTTGTTTGAGCGCACGAGTGATACTACCGATTTCCTGCACTCGGTTACTGGCATTGCCATTGCGCTCACCATCTACCAGTCCGATGTAATCTACTACGATCAAATCCAACGGCGCGATGCGGTGAATACGCCGTGCCCGTGTCAGCAAATCGCTGATACTTAGTTGTCCAGAATCATCGATCCACAAGGGCCGCTGCCATACTCGTGCAACGGTAGTAGTCAAAGCATCCCAATCGTCAGCGGACAAACGAGCCGATTGCAGTTCACCGAGCGCCAGCGGAGTTTCCGCTGCCAGCAATCGATGGATTGCTTCTGGCGCCGGCATTTCCAAGGTATACAGCAAAGCCGTTTTACCTGCTTCTATCGCTGCCCGAATCGCATTGAGCGCAAAGACCGACTTGCCGGAACCGGGCCGCCCGGCAATCACGTACAGTCGCCCTGGGCAAAAGCCATCCAATAGCCGATTGACATCGGGCAAGCCGGAACTTAAACCAAGCAATCCCTGAGTGCGATGCGCGCGTTCATCAAGACTGGCTATGACGCCGGGCAATAGATCAGCCAACTTGCGCGGCCCGGTGCGGTCCTGCCCGGTTTCCAGCGTTTCCAGTGCCGTCCGCAGCCGGGCGATCACAAGATCCGCATCCCGCTCATCGCGGGTCCAGGTCGCCAGTTGGTCCGCCAGCTTTAGCAGGGAGCGGCGGCGCGCATAACTACGCACCAGCCCGGCATAGGCCAGCACATTCGCGGCGCTCGGTGTGTCGCGCGCCATGGCCGCCGTGGTCGCAAACTCAACCGAGGTCAACTGATGCTGTGATTCCAGCCGTTCCGCCACCGTCAACGGATCAATCGGCTGGTGCTCTTGATGCAGCGCGGCCATGGCGCTAAACAGCCGGCGATGGAATTCCAGGAAGAAATCAGCTGGGGTCAACAGCGCCGCTACGTCGGCAAACGCCACCGGGCTGACCATCAGGCCGCCCAATACGGCCTGTTCAGCTTCATCCGAAAACAGATCAGCCATGGCGCGCGCCCTCTTCGTACTTACCCTCAACGAGCTTCACGAGATTGTTGGCATCCAACAGCCAATCCAGCCCTGCATCGAAAATCTGTCCATCCCGGCCCGGTTTTTGCCCGGTTACAAAGGGGCAGGAGTGATGGACATACCGAAAAAACTCCCGCCACTTATCCAGGTCAGGCCCGATCAAATCATCCAGCCAAGCGGCCCTGATCGTTTGCTTGCGCGCCTCAGTCAGCTTGGCAACGCGGCGCATGGTGGGGAGTTCCGCGTGATAGGCGTCAACCAGGGCCTGGTACGGCGTGCGATCAATGGGCACCACGTTGGCGGCGGCGGGTCTTTCGCCGTCCCTCCTCCCCTCCGGGGTAGGAATAGGAACAGGAATAGGAATAGGAATAGGAATAGGAATAGGGGCATTGCTTGGAGCAATGCTCTGAGCAATGCTGTCAGCATTGCTATCAGCATTTTTTCCGCCTTTTGGCCCGGAATCGCCGCCAGTTCGTCTCTTCCATCGTGCATCTGCCGCTTTTTTTCCTTGCGCCGCACGATCCACAGCGTGGGCGGCGTAGCCGTTGTGATCTTCCCAGTCATGCAGGACAAACACGCCGTCCTGGGCATCGAGGAAGCGCAATTCAACCAACTTACTTACGAAGGCCCCCGGTTCGCCCGACCAGTGCGCCGCGATCTCGATGGTGCGTAATGTCATCCCGGACAGGGTTCCATCCGGTTTGTTGATGGCCGCGAAGCACCATAGACGCTGCAATGACTCAATCGCGGCATACCCCAGATCGGATTTCAGGATGATCGTTTTCCAGTGATCCCAGAAAGAAACCGAGAGCCGAATATCTTTGTTCATGGCGCTTCTCCATGCTCAAACCGGGCGGCGCGGGCTTTTAATAAAGCAGAATGAACTGGCACGTTTTCTGGGATCATGGAATCAATTAAAAAATAACCTCCAAAAAATGAAAGCATCCCATATTTCCAATTTTTGTAAGCAGTGTACTCACCAGGATAAGGATTGCCAGCAATAAGAAGTCCATTATCAATTTGCTGAATTTTCTTGAAAGGTTCTGGAAGTCTAACCAGAAAATAATCAAATGCGTGGCGCGGCGAATCAGAATAAAAAGAACTATCTGCCAGGCTCTCGACAAACCACAAGTCATGACTTGACTCTAAACAGCCATTGTGATTTCTTGAAGGTTCTAAAAACACAGAATTTGGAATTTCTAAATCTCTTGAAATTCCAATAAAAATCACTTTTCCTTTTGCGCTCGCATACCCAATTTCAGCAATGGTTCCATAGCAGTCCAAGGTATTGATCCAAGCAAATAAAATGTCGCATTGATCAATGCCTTCAAGACATCGCCGGACAACAAGCTCTTTGTTGAAATCGGCGGTAGCTTCATAAACGTTGTGATAATAATTATTTTCATCAATATCATTTTTGTCATATTCACCGTATTTACCATTAGAATTAAGACCGTGAGTGCTAGGAACTTGAGAAACTGTATGACCGCCCCCTTGGATCGGATAAGGGCCGACATAATTATGATAACCAGGAAGATAATTAGAGGGGTAGAAAGGATCAATAGTCCTACGCCAATCAATAGTAGGATTTTCGATCTTTCCAGCCATATAAACTTTTCTGGGTTTATAATTGATAGCTGGTTTTATTTCGACGTAGGTCTTTTGATCAGGTAGGTAAAAATCGGGAAGATATGCCGAGCCGTCGCCAAGTTGAAAACCTTGCGTTTCGTATTGCCAGCGAATACCTAGAGTTTCAAAAAAGACGGCCCAACGGGCTTCAAGGCGAGACCGGAAACGATAACCCTTCCAAAGGGTTTCAATCGGTTTGATAGTATTTGCAGAAACAGCTTTAGAAATGCTCATGACAGACTCCTAGTTAAGTTGGAGTCCGCCGAATCATTTGTCACAATGATGGCGGCGGACGATGCAGGGGTGACAAACCGTGAACTAGGCACACGGCCAGCCCTTGCGGACTGCCCTGCATCGCTCGCCATTGAGGGGCAATGCACAAAAAAAGCGCCTTTGGATGGCGCTTGCGCGCCTAGTCTCCGGTTGTCACGCCGGGTCACGGATGGTTCCGCGACGGTTAAAGCATAACCCAACAGGCCATTAAATTCAACCACGGTCCCGCTCCCGTTTCAGTGCCGTCAACACCGCCTTAGCCCAGCGATTGACCGCCGCCCGGTGCTCCGGGTGACGCCAATGCGGGATGGCCTGCGCCAGGCGCAGCGCCTCCTGCCAATCGGTTTGCGCGGAGGGCCGCGCCCGTTGCGCTTCACCCATGGCCGGCTTCCCCGAACACGCCGGAACTCAGCCCGTGCTCGCCGCCGACCAGCAAATCCAGCAACACCTCGATGCGGACCCGGCGGTGATCCCAGGCGCGCGGATGGCTAATGAGGAACTTGCGCAACGCCGGGATCGTGATCTGGTATTTCAGCCGCCGCGTTTCCAACTCATCGGCCCGCAACGCGCTGGCAATCCCGACCCCGCGCGACGCCTTCAGCCAATCTTTCTCGATCCAGGTCGCGACGGATTTGCTAGAGATACCCAGCAGCTTTCCGACCTCTGCAGCG